ATAAGTTTGTTCAGCAAGAGGCTTTAAAAAATGAAAGTTCAATAATTACAGCTACTGAAGAAGGTGTAAATATTAGTTATGATGTAGAAGGCAAAGGTGTTAATATATCAGATATAAAACAACTCAAGGCTCAAAAGAAAGATGATAAACAATCAATAAATGAACAAGAATTAGAAGGAAATATAATAGAAGATGTTGATCAAGCAATGCCAGAGATGACAGCTGAACAAGAACAACTTACATTAGATTTACAATTTGAACTTGCTGATTCTTATGATATAATTACTGAAGAGTTTGATGCTATTACAAAAGATAAAGCTGCTAGACTGACATTAATTAATCAAAATTTGTTTCCTTTGTCTAATATGATTGAGGCATATGAAAGTAGGTTTTCTAAAGATGCAGCAAAGACATCTGAAGAGAGTCAGAAAGATTTTATAGATAATATTAAACGTTGCATATTAAAATAGATAGAAATGGCAAAATGTCCTAATAAAAATACAGGAGAATATAGAGCATTGCAAGATGTATACAATACTGAATTAGTTACTAATGATGTTATTAATACATGGCAAGAGCTAAATAACTCAGATGCTTTTCCTACTGTATTAGAAGCAGCAGAAATGGTTAATGATCAAAAGATAGCTTTTTCATTAAAGCAAAAAGATTTTGCTGATAGTCTTTTGACAAACTTAAGCAGAGAGAGAATAGGATCTATGTATCAAGGGGTATTCTTTTTGAATAACTCTAATCCAGCAACCAGGGAGTATGATGAAATGTTTTTATCTAGCAATTTAAAAAGATTAAAAAGATATTTAGAAATAAATAATATACCTGAATCTACTGTAAGTATAACTAGAACTCCTAAATCATATGTTGTGCAAGTCAATGAAGACATGTTCACAGCAAGAGACTTAATAGAGAAAACAAGATCATGGGATACTCCAAGATCAAGAGCTGTGGTATTACATTTAAAGAAAATGTTTCCACAAGTAGATATAAAAATGTTAAGTGTAGCAGATGCAAAAAATTTATATGAGTCTTTACCTGCATGGAAAAAAAATAATGTAAACTTTTCTAGAGTTAATTCATTTTATGTAGATGGTACAGCTTACTTAATAAAAGGAAGAGTAACAGACGAGACAGCAATTGAGGAAATACTACACCCATTTATAGACGCAGTTAAAGTAGACAATGAAGGTTTATTTAACAGTCTGCTTGGTGAAGTAACTACTAACTTCCCTGCTATGGTTCAAGAGATTGAAGCAGAATACAACAAAGGAAGAACCTTTAATGATGTTGAGAGAGACTTAGAAATAGTAACTCAAGGATTGGCTAGATACTTTAAAAAAGAATTTGAGCAGAATCCTACACAAAGATTTGTAGAAAAAATTAAAGAGTTATTAGAATGGTTTAAGAATGTAATCAATAATCTTAATGAATACATTACAGGTAGACCATTAACTGTAGATGCTATTAACTCAAATAGTTCTATGTCTGATATAGCTAAACTATTAAATACTGAGGGTATCCAATTTAAATTAACTAAGAGAGTTGATGGTAAAGTTAGATATAGCTTAACGCCTAAGAAGCAAAAGTTAATTGATAAAATTATTTCTGAATCAAGTGGTCCACAAAGAGCAGTCATCAAACGCTTGTTTCATCAAGCAATGAATGTTGATGAAGTTATTGATTCATATTCAGCTAATGCAAGTGATGGATCAACAATTGTTACACTTAATAAAGCAGACCATACATATGTTGATATAACTAATGGTGAAATATTTACTTCAGTTACTACAGCAATTAAAGGTAAGCTGGCTAATCAGAAAGATGTACAGCTTAATTTAGATATTGGAAATGATGTTGATGCATTGTTAGATGCTTTGGTAGCAAATGAATCTGTAGCTAGTGTTATGGATCAAATGATCATGTTAAATGAAGAGCAAGCAAAAGAAGCATACAAAATTCTAGATACTACATTAAAGAATGTTAAGCCAGAAGGCTCAATAGCATTAACACAAGTTGTAGTTTTTGATGAAGCAACAAAACTTGCTGGTACAGCTGATTTAGTAATTGTTGATAGAGATGGTAGTATTAGAATAGTAGATTTAAAAACAAGCAAGAATGCTTTAAGTACTCAAGCTATAATAGATACTAAAGCCGGTAGACAACAGAAGTCATATTATGATAAAGAGTGGGGTCTTTCTCCTGAGAGTTTATTAAAACAACAAGGTATAGACAAGCTGTCAACTAGAACTCAACATAACTTACAAGTGAACTTGTACAGAAGAATGTTTGAGAATATGGGGTATAAAGTATTTGAAGGGGACCGTGCTGCATCTACTATACATGTTACAGTAGGCATAACAGGTAAGGGACAAAATCAAAAATTTACAGGAGGGATAACATATGATCAATTAATTGATCACCCATCTAGTGAAAATATAAACATGGTTAACATGTTAGTTCCACTATTGCAAGATAACCTTAATGCAGAAAGACTTGAGGAAGAAACAAAAAATGCTGAAGATGCAGTGTTTAGAGGTTCAGAACAAATAGAAGAAGATGCTACATTAGCAGATAAGATAGAAGCAGAAAAGTTTCCAGAGTATAATGTTATTGCAACTGCACTGAATACTTATCAATCAGCTATGATAGATACTAAAACTGCAATAGAACAAGTAAGAAGCTCTATCTATATGGATAGAACAAAAACTGCAGAAACAGAATCACTTGCTTTAGCTATTGCTTTTATAAGTATAGCAAAGAGTGAGGGTCCAATTGCTAGATCAGTTGCTTTTACTCAGCTATTACAAGATGCAATAAAACAAATTAGATCTTTTACTGAGTATATAGAAGATCCAAAGAATGTTGGCAAGCCTGAATATATTACTTATGTACTTAATTTTGATAGATTCATAAACAAATTTAAAGGTTTACATACTTTAGAAGGTACTGAGATAAAAGAGTTAAATGCTACACAGAGATCATTGGTTTTAACAATGGGTCAAAGCATTAACAAACTTACAGGAGGATCATCAAAGACTGACTTAGGACTTATAAAAGACGCACTAAACAATTATGTAAAAGAAGTTATAAGAACTAGATCATCAAATGAATTTGGTGCTGATGGTAGTTACTTTACTAAGGAAGACTTGGATGATTTAATGACTCAAGCAGATGATATTAGTTTGGTAGATCTTTATACAAGAGATATGGCTACGTCAACAGATGTTATGTTAGCTGTTATGGATAAAATCTACAAAGCAAAAAAGCAAGAGCTTTTAGATAAGATTGGACAAAGAGAAACTCTTATAAGAAATGCTGGACAAAAATTATTAAAGCTTTCAAACAATAAGGATTTAGAAAAGCTTTATGACTTTATGTTAGAATATTCTGATGATGGTCAATTTACAGGATTCTATGTTAAAAGAATAGGTCAACAATATTATCAAATGCAAGATGAGATAAGATCTAAATTATATGATAATGAAGGAGACCCATATTACTATAGAGACATTACCAACCTAGATGATGCTTCTAAAGAAGACATAGACTATAATATAAAGTTAGCAAATGATAAAAGAGCACTTAGTGATTTCTTTAGAGCTGAGATTAAAAATGAATCAGGAAACCCAGTAGATGGAGAGTATCATGGTTATACACAAGAGTTTAAAGATGCAAGAGACATTTATGAGTACTTTGTTCCTGGTGATGAATCAAATCCTTACGGTAATTGGTATAGAAAACCCAACATATCTGATGCAAAGTATACAACATATGAAGCTAAGTATTATGACATGCATGCGTATACCAAAGCTGTTAGAGTAAACGGTCAACCTATTGGATCAATAGTTAAAGATCAAAGTTTCCGTGCAGCTAAAAAGAAATTTGTTACTGCACTTAGCACATCAAGATCTGGTAGAGATATGACTAGTGAAAAGTATGGAAAAATAATGAAGCCTAACAATGCATTAGAACAAGCTCAAAAAGAATTTTATGAGCTTTTTGTTGGAATGTTTGAAGGAGAGTTATTAAAAATGCTACCAGGTGGTGTTATGAATCAAATGACAGGTAGAGTTCCTTTAGTGATGAATGGTGTCTTAAATGAGCTTAAAGGAAAGAGCAGTCTTTATAATAAACTTTATGCATCAACAATAGGAAGCAGAGCTTGGAATACATTTAAAAGAACATCATCAACTAAAGGTGTTTCATTAGATGAAAACAACAACTTGGTAAACTCAATGCCTATATTTTATACTGGTGTACCTAGAACAGATGCTGAGCTAGACAAAGTATCTAAAGAAATACGAGCTAAAAAAGATGAGTTAAAAAAAGGTGAAATTAGTTCAGATGATTATAAAACAGATATAGCAGCACTTAATGGTAAAAGACAACGGTTAAGATCAAAACCATCAATGGGTCAGATAAGTACAGACTTAACTTCAAGTCTATTAAAGTTTAGTGCAATGGCACAAAACTATGAGACTATGAGTACTGTAGAAGATACCATGAATGCTTTTGTTAAGGTTATAGAAAGTAGAGAGTATGAACCTTCTGGTGATACTAAACTAACTACAGTAACTAAAGATGGTATAAAGAAAGCAGTTGGTGTAAAAGCTAGTACAAGCACACAACAAAGTAATGTAGAAAGAAGAGCAAAGAAGTGGATAAACATGGTCTTCTATGACAATGAGCTTATAAGTAAAGGTGCTTTTGATAAAATAGCAGATGGGTTAATACAACTGTCTTCTTTATCTTATGTAGCATTTAACCCATTTGGTAACTTTAATAACTACGTTATTGGTAGAATAAATAACAACATAGAAATGTTGGGAGGCAGGTTCTACAAGAAAGGATCTTATATGAGGTCTTCTGCTGAGTTTAATAAAAAAGCTTTAATGTCTTTAGTACAAAGAACTTCTTATACAGGAGAAAGCACACGTGATCTTGCTGATATAGCAACGTTTGGTATGATACCTGGTTTAGGAAAATCTGATTATGATCCAAAGAAAGCTAATAATAAGTGGGAAGCTTTTGTAGATATGTTTAGAATGATGGACAGTATGTCAGACTTACGTGAACAAGGAGCAGGTTATGAAACTTCTCAAGGTAAGAGCTGGTTTGATAGAGCTTCTGAATGGGGTTATGTTATGCAAGATGCTGCAGAATATAATGTACAAACTAAAGTAGGTATGGCAATGCTTATGGATATTGTGGTTAAGAACACAACTAAAGGCCATCCATTAGAAGGGACAGAACTATCTTTTTATGATGCATTTACTTATAATTCAGAGACTCATGAAAATGAAATTAAAGAAGGTTTTAATACAATCATATATAATGGGGTTGAGCAAGAGTACACTGATGCAATTAGATATGAGATTAGAAATAAAATACGTGAGGTAAACAAACAGATACATGGTAACTATGCTAAAGAAGATAGAATGGTTATTCAAAGTAATACTATTGGAAACCTTGCAGCTCAATTTAAAAAGTGGGTGGCACCAGCAGTAAGAGCTAGATACCAAAGAGAATACTTTGATCAAAACTTAGGTTGGATGGAAGGTAGATATTTATCTTTTTGGTCTTTCTTAGGTTATGCTAAGAGAGAAATTATGAAAGGTAATATTGCCTTTACTACTTACGGTCAAGGGTTTATGGAAGCCCAGGTTAAGACAGTGACAGGAAAAGATGGTGTTAAAAGGAAAATAGGATATGATGGTAAAGGTGGTAATGCAGATCAACGTGCTCAGAATAAACTGTTTGGTTTTTACAGAACTATGGGTGAGATAGGTATCATATTAAGCACATTAGCAATCAGCATGATCTTAGATAATATACTTTCTGATGATGACGATGATGACTTAACTAAAAGACTTAAGAATATGATTAAGTATCAAGCACAGAGAGCTTATAAAGAAACTGTAATATTTAATCCTATTCCAGGTTTAGGTGGATATACACAAATGCGTCAGATGTTTGACTCACCATTAGCTGCATCAAGAACTATGGGGGAGCTAGCAGAAGCAATGTATTATCTTGTAGCTACACCTTTAGCATATACAACACAAAGCAAAGATGAATTTTATTTAAACTCTGAACATGTATATCAAAGAGGAAGTAAAAAAGGCAGTTTAAAAGTTTATAAAAACTGGAAAGATGTTCTTCCTATTATATACTCTATACAGAAATACAACTCATACTTACAGAATGATGATTTTTATATGGGAACTAAATAACTAATGCCAGACATATTAACAGGTAAATAATTTTAATGTACCACTTAGAAAGTGTATATTATTGTATAACCGTTGAATATTAAATGGCTCAAAGAATTAATAAATGACAACTAAATTATCAATAGTGAGTATAACAGCCTTCTGTACGTATTTATGTACGTACTTTTTTGATTTATCAATGCAAAACATGGAACAATACTTAGCTGTTTGTTCAGTATTATGGTTAGACGGAATATTTGGGGTTTGGGCTGGCTGTAAAAGAGAAGGCTTTAAAACCTATAAAGCATTAAGGATAACGAGAAACACCTTTGCTTGGATAGCCATACTTACTGTTATCCTTATGATAGAAAAAGGTTTTACAGGTACAGGCTGGCTATCCGAGGTGATTGTAGTACCCTTTATGATACTGCAACTTATAAGTGCTCTAAAGAATGCTTCAATGGCAGGCCTAATAAAAACAGAAGAGCTCAATAAAATTCTAGATAGAATTGATAATCACAAAGGACTTAGAAAATAGAGTCCTTTTTTAATGAGTCAATATATTTAGCTCTATCATATTCATCTTGTATTGAATCTTGCTTAGTATAGATAATAAGTTCTCCTTCATCAACATACCAGTCTAATACATCTGGGTCTTTATCAGGATTATACTGTGGCTTGCAACCTAGGCAAACCAACAGTAATAATAACCTAACCTTCACAACTACTACATTCTAAAATGTTTCTTGCAAAGTCTTGTGCACTACTCTTACTAAATTGATAGTACAAAGTTTTTACACCTTCTTCCCAAGCATACAAATACAGTTGATTAATCTGCTTAGCTGATACAGATGGATCAATCATTAAATTAAGAGATTGTGATTGATCAATATACTTCTGTCTTTGTGCAGCTTGTAAAACAAGTTCTTTAGGAGATATTTCAACAAAGGATTTAAATACTTCTTTAGTAGGAAAGTCAAGGTGTTGCACAGACCCATCTTTACTTAGAATAGACTTCCAAGTTTTGTCATTGTTTAGACCATACACTTCAAGTTCTTTTTCTAAGAATGGGTTTTTATATACAGTCTTAGACTTAGCAAGATCTTTAATGAAGTAGTTAGACTTAATAGGCTCTATCCCCATAGACACAGCACCGTGAATAAATGAGCTAGACTTAGTAGGAGCAATGGCCATAAGAGTAGTGTTAGCATACCCTTCTCTAAGAGATGAATAGCCATACTCATTGTGTAACTCTCTAGAAGCAATTTCACTTCTGTCTTTAAGAGTTCTAAAGATCTCACTGTTCAATCCTTTAGCTTGGAGTGAGTCAAACTCAAGAAGCTTAGATTGAAATAAAGAATGATAACCTAATACACCAAGGCCAATAGCTCTATGCTTTTCAGCAAAGTTAAACGCTCTCTTCATGCCTGGCATAGTCTCAGACTTAATAATAAATTCATCCATTACTGCGTTTAAGAAATATACATATGTCTCAATTGCATCAGTTTCTTTTATCTGGTCCCAGTGTAAAAGATTAATAGAACCTAAGCAACATACAAAAGAATTATAACTATCTGTAGGAAGCTGAATCTCAGAGCACAAGTTAGAGGCTGTGATCTCCATACCAAGTTCTTTGTAAGGAGAGTTATTGTTGCTACTATCTTTAAACATTATATATGGAAAGCCAAACTCAGATCTACGCTGTATTATTTTTGCCCATATCTTACGTTTCTTTCTATCTCCTTCTTTCATTTCTTCCATCCAAGTATCACCAACTGTAACACCATACTGTAGATTTTGTATTGGGTTTCCCTCAGTACCAATATCTAGGAACTCATCAATGTCTTGGTGTTCTACAGGTAAATATACTGCACAAGCACCACGTCTAGCTTCAGATTGTTTGCATACATCTACCACAGTGTCATACATTCTAGCATAGTGAATAGGACCGTCAGCATGACCTCCTGTAGATATTTCACTTCCTCTTGGTCTAATGTTACCTAAGTAAGCACTAGTACCACCACCATACTTAGACATCATTCCTATTTCACGTCCTGCGTTAAGTATACTGTCTAAGTTATCATCTATGTTGGATCCATAGCAGCTTATAGGTAAACCCTTTTGTTTACCAAAGTTAATCCATACAGGAGTAGACAGAGAGTAAAACCCTCTTGCCATATAGTCCTCAAACTTTTCTGCAAATCCTTTTATATTCAAATACTTTTCTGCTTTAATAGCAATGTCTTTGATTCTTTGTTCTGGTGATTCAGTAATATATCCCCTTGATAAAAATGTGCGGCTGTCTTCATTTAGCCAGTAATACTTATTATATTCCATGTCTTTGGTTTTAGAACAAGTCATCAAGTGTGATGCTCTTGCTTTTTTTATTATAGTCTACACTTTTCTTATAAAAGAAGTCTCCTTCTTTGGTACCTGTTATCTCTATGTCAAACCATTCTACTGATTTTAATAGTTCTTCATCTACCTCAAATATAGGATTCATACCTATCTTATCTAAAGAGTTGTTGAATCTGTTTCTTATAAAATGTTGTATTGTTTCTTTAGGTAGAAAGCTAAGTTCTCCTTTCTCAAAGATCCAATCAAGTATATCACACTCTGCACTATAAGCTTTCATGCATGCAGAGTAGATCAAATCTTCAAATTCTTTATCAAACCACTCAGGGTTTTCTTTCTTAATAATATTAATAAGTTCAGCACCAAAGTTACCATGTATCTCTTCTTCTTTACTAGTAGCTTCAACAACATTAGATATACCTTTAAGTACATTCTTTTCTTTGTTAAAGCTCATCATAATTAAGAACTGACTAAACAAACTTACGTGCTCTATAAATAAAGAGAAGAGCAATACAGACTTAGTATACATTTTATTGTCTCTAGAACGTGTACCATCTAGGTACTTCTTTAAGTACTTAAGTCTACCTTCTATTGCAGGCACTTCAACTACTGATTGAAATTCTTCTTCTAACCCTAATATTCTAAGCAGTCTGGCGTAAGCATCTTTATGTCTTACTTCTGACTCAGCAAAAGTAAAACCTACATCACCTACTTCTGTTATAGGCATGCGTTTATAGAGATCACCCCAAAAGGTTTTTACATTTACTTCTATCTGTGCAATTGCAAGCATTGTCTTTTTAATGACATCTTTTTCTTCATTTGATATAGTGACTTTAAAGTCTTGTATGTCTTCTGTAAAGTTAAACTCTGTATCAATCCAGTAGGAATGTCTGATAGCATCCTTGTATGCTAATAGTTGTGGGTACTCATAAGGTAATATATTTACTCTGGACTTAAAGATGTCTTTATTCATAATTGAAATTTTTTATGGGTTAAAAAAGCTGTATATCTACATAAGAGAAATACAGCTGCTTGGTATATATAATGTAAGAAATTTTGATTAGACTGAAAAGTCTATACAAACAATTTTACAAATGTTATAGTAAAAAAAATAAAACCTAATTCAACACCACCCATAGGACGGTAGTTATCATCTTCACAAAGTACTTCACAGTTGACTGTTTTTATGCCTAAAAGTGTTTCTGTTGGAAAGAGTTCTAAGGAAAATTTAGATTTAAATTGTAGGTGATCAATTTTGTTCATGTGGTTTTCTTATTGGTTAATGTTTAATTTTGTTAGTAAAATTTTGTATATTATACATATGCAAGCAAGACAAAGATAGCATTAATATATGTCTTTGAGTTGCTTAAGTGATACAAAATTTGTATATTATTTATATAGTACATTAAAATACTTTATCATGTTTAAAAAAATAGTAAATGTTTTATGGACGTATGGCCCTCAAGATTATTGGAGAGCTGTATGGTCAAAGACTTCTATAGATGAAAAAGCTGAGAAGACTTTGGTTGAAATAGTTAAAAGATATAAGCTTACTGCAGATGAATTAGCTGATGTAGGTAGAGCAATTAAAGAAGTTGGCAGTCAACTTGCTGATGTTAGTGGTGCTGTAAAAGGTAAAGCTAGAAAAGGCAGAAAGAAAAAAGAAGTCAAGTAATGAGACAAGTGTGTTTGTTAATTCAATGGATTACAAAGGGTAAAGTCTGTTTAGGACATTGCCGTCAAGGATTATGTAACAAAACAAAAAGTAAATTATAATGGAAGATTGGCAATTAGAAATAGCATTTCATTGGCCCCACAATAGATTTGCACTAGGATGGGAGTTTATAGATAGTGATAAGGAATATGATTATAGAACTATTAAATTATATTTGTTTATAGTAACATTAACTTTTGATTATTAAATTATGGCAAAGAAAAGACCATGTCTATCAAAAGGAAAAATGAGTAGACAAAAAACAAAGATGCTTATGAGATCTGGCGGTGAGCTAGAAGAAATCATGATGTCTTCTGTAATAGAAAAGATGAATAGAGGCGGTAATGCTGAGAGAGTTGTAAGAAACAATGAAACAGGAGTAGAATCAAAGCAAGCTTATAAATTAGGAGGTGGAACCCATAACACATATAGTGGACCATCTAAAACTAAGAGAAGTAAAAAGAGAAAGAAATGAATATCTTAACGGATGTATTAAGCTTATTAAGAAGGGGTGTCTTTGCAAAGAAAGCAGAACCTAATGATGTCTTAGTGTTGGGTGTTAATGAAGAGCCTGATATGACTGGGGTTGCTTCACCTATACCTTATAAAAGTGTAAAGCTAATTAAGATTAAAGATCTTAAAGTGGCATCAGAATCATGTGATCTAGAAAATGTACCAGAAATTAAAAACCCTAATACACCAGGTGTCTATCAGAAAACAGATATAGATCCTGTAACAGAAAAGTGTACTAATTATTTCCGTTCATTAAAATCTTTAAGCAGCAACCTTACTCTTGCTATTTCTGCTGATGATAATTACATTGAGCTAACAACAGAAGGAGAACCTAATCTTGCAGCTAATGTAGGAAGTGGTGCTGAAGTATGGAAAGATAAAGTTGGTGAGACACTTAACTTTAGAAGTATAGTACAGGGAAGCAATATAGTTGTAGCACAAAGTACAAATCAAATATCACTTAGTGTTCCCGCAGGTGCAGGTTTAAGCCTAACTACAAATGGAACATCTGGAGTAGCAACTTTAGCAAGTGGTGTTTTAAATATTCCTAATTATGCATCAGGTGGAGGTGGCGGTATGACTAGCTTCAATGTATATGATGAGAATCCAGGTGGTGCAGGACCAGGTTTTACTGTTACTGATTCAGATAATGTCCTAATGTGGGGACGCAATGGAGTAGAGGTAATAACTGGTGTTCCTTTAGGTTCAACAGCTAATCCTAAGTCAATAGCAATGGGATTAAATCATTATTATAAAGCATATATATGTAAGATAACTCAAATCCTTACTAATGACCCAACAGAGACTATAGTATATAATGACACAGGATTAACATTAACATGGTTAAGAGTAGGTGTAGGACAATATAGAGCAACTTGGTCTACACCAATAACTGCTGGAGATGAATTTGTAATAAACCCTATGCCAGTATTTAAAAATGCTCCTAACAGTATAAATGTAATTGCGGCTACTAATTCTAGTTTTACAGTAGTTACTAATAAGCTTGATGCTAGTTTAGCACCTGAAGAAGATAGTGTATTGTTAGACACACCAATAGAAATAAGAATTTATCAATAGAAAATTATGCCAAACTTTATAACAAGATTATTTTCAGGCGGAGCAACAAAACTAGTTGAAGGTATAGGTGGTGTCTTAGATGAACTTATAACATCAAAAGATGAAAAGTTAGAAGCTGCAAGAAAAATTAAAGAACTAATTGCAAAGCATGAAGTAGAGATGGAAAAAGAAATCTCTACTAGATGGGCTGCAGATATGGCCAGTGATAGCTGGTTAAGTAAAAACGTAAGACCAATGGTTCTTATATTTTTAGTTATATCAACTGTCATTTTAATATTTATAGATGCAGGTGTTATAGACTTTAATGTAGAAGATAAATGGACAGACTTATTGCAGTTAGTTTTAATAACAGTAATAGGTTCATATTTTGGGGGAAGGTCCCTTGAAAAAGTAAATTCAATTAAAAAGGATAAATAATGGCAAAAGCAAAAGAAAAATACAACGTAGGTGGTGCAACTTATGGAGCTGGAGATGGAGATATAACTCCACAAAAAGCAGCAATGACATCAATGGCTGCAGATGGTGGACTAAAAGGTTTTATGGCTGGCGGTTCAGTATTAGATCCACTTATGAATAAAGCAACTTATGGTAACATGGGAAGAGCTAAAAAGAAATAAGATTATGGAAAACAAAGTAAAATGTAAATGTGGACAATCACAAGATCCAAGTGGAAATTGTGATGGCTCTCACGTAAAAAATAAATAGTCATGGCAAAAAAAATAAAAGAAGTAACTAACGGTTATTTTAACCCTACATCTATTCCACAAGCTATACAGCAAAAAAAGAATAGAAGAAAGGTTGAAGCAAGAATTAAATTGGCTAAGAAAACAAATTTAAATCCACCACAAAAATCTACTAGAGCAAGTGAGCCAGTTCAATCTGCTGCTTTCAAAAGTGGATATTGTAAATAAAATAAAAAAAAATGGGTTCACTACTGCAAGACGTAATTGGATTATTTTCCAAAAAGAAATACGCACCAAAACCATATGATCTTAATAAAGATGGTAAGGAAGATTACTTAATTTTATCTACTAAAGTAGATAGTTCTTTAAATGTTATGGCATACCTGCCAAAACTAGAACAAGAGTTAATTTCTATATATGATCTTGCAGCAGTTATTGCTGGTGGTGGTAATACTACATATGATTATAGTAGTGCAGGAAATATAGATGGTTCTGTTAACTTGATACTTACAGGATCAGATGCTACTATAGATATAGTAAAACTTATTGGTGGTACAAACATCTCTTTAGTTGATGATGGCTCTAATAATGTTACTATAAATAGTACAGATCAGTTTGTTGGAACTGTTACTAGTGTAGACGCTGGTATTATTGGAGATGCTCTTAGCATATCTGGAGTTCCAATCACTACTAGTGGTAGTATAGATTTCAGTTGGGATGGTACAGCTGCAGAGTACGTAGACGGTGAAGGAAATTTACAAGCTTTTCCAACAGTTGGAACTATGAGCTCATGGAATGTAGGTGGTGAAGGTGGTTTTTCAGTAACAGATGGAGAAAGTGTTTTATTTATAGGAGGGGCAAAGCTTACTTCTATAGCTAGCAGTGGAAATCAATCAGTTACATTTAGTCATGATAATACAAATAGAACTGATACAACATCAGCAGTATCACCAGTAGGTGGAGGTACATTTACAGTAGTAGATTCTATTACACAAGATGCAACAGGACACCCAACAGCAGTAAATGTTAAAACAGTAACGTTACCAGATCCTTCTGATGACAATACAACATATGATCTTCAAGGCTCTATGGTAGCAGGTACTCCTGATTATGATATAGGCTTAGTAGGATCAGATGGAACAGCAGATAAAGTAACATTAAGAGAAGGAACCAATATAACTCTAACTGATCTAGGATCAAATGTAGTTGAAATTAGTGCATCAGGTGGTGGAGGTGCAGGAACAGTTACAAGTGTAACAGAAGGTAATGGAATAGTTGTAACAGGTACAGCTACTGATCCAGTAGTAAACAT